CCTGGCTGGGATTACCTGTTCGTTCGCACCAATCCAAACTGTATTCTATGGCTCGTGCCAATGCATCTGTGACGTTTTCTCGCCTGAGATATTCTGTGAGATACTCAGTGTAAACGCTGTCCCGACACCAATGATCGATTTTCTTGTTTTTTTCTACTACCCAATCAATGAACCTTGCAGTGTTTACAGCATTGATAGCCACACAGTGACGTCCAAATTTAACAAAAGCACGATAGTAAGGACTACGAGCAAAGTCATCAAAAGTTTTGAGCTTGGCACTGCCTTGAGTCATTGTGTAAAACCGTAGATACGCCTGTAGCCCAAGTTGCACTCCACGATCCGTTTGACTTTGATAACGTTGTTTTTGTTCGCACACATGCACAGCAAGACTGGTTTCTCGCTGGAACGATTTCTCGCAGTACTGACACACATAGTCAGTCTTTGTCTGTGTGGCCGTGCTCACGTTGATACTCCTTGATGTCTTTTTTTGTTACAAAGTTGGCCAGCGTTTCGATGTCTGATATTTTCATTGCAGGAAACTGTTCTAACAAAAACTTCTTGACTTCATTGCTACCTGCTTCTTTTTTCTTGGGGGCGATCCATTGATGACGGTGTGTGCCCATGCCAGGGCTCACTGCTGTAGCGGCTAACCATTGTAGCTTGGGGTGTTTGTTTATGGCAAAGAAGTGTTTGTTTAATCTTTCATTGGTGGAGATAAGATAAAACTCTTGCAATTCTGAGGATCCATGCACAGCCGAGCCCCAACGTATCATGAGATAGTTTGAAAACTTTTTGCGTTCTTCGTCAGTGAGACTGTCGTAGAATTTGCGATTCTTTTGATCGAACTGCGTCATCTCATTTTGTATTGATAGTTTTTCCATTACCATGCTTTGTTGTAATCAATGACTTCACAGTTCCTAGAAATGTCTTTGACAAAGTACACACAATCAGGTTCTGGATCATTGTTAAGTGGAATACACAATATCTGACCATTCTTAAGTTTGGGGGCATACCAAGCCACGTCGTGATAGACATCCACAATTTCTATGTCAAGAAAACTGGGGCGGAAGCTGGTCAATGGGTTGAATTGAAATGCTTTGAATCCTCGATCATTGATTGACGTCAGTGGTAACATTTCTAGATCACCAAGATCAGGTTCGCCAATGAGTATTTGCCAATCAATGGGCATGCGTATTTTATACTCGCCAATCTGTAACACCAGGGCTGGTGAATTAAAACTTTCTAAAAAGATCAGCGGAATGTAGTGATAGTCCGGGTCGCTGGGATCAGAATTATCCAGGATAGCAAATCTCATGTCATCTACCTCTTCGGGCAAAGTATCCAAATCATAAGCTGTGTTGTCTAGAGTCAATATTTTCATAGTATCCATTATACAATATAATTTTTGTAGCCGCGACCTAATATTACACCATAATCTTCGGCCGCTAATATAGCAAATCCTTGCCCCAATAAGTAAGGAACCACTGCACCACCTTTGCCTATAAACACTCCATTGTATTCATAGGTATCATCTACACAGACCACGCATCTCTGGCTCAAATGAGGTAACAAGTTAACCATCTGAGTGATGTGTGCTGTTTGAGAATTTATGTTGTTCATAACAATGCCTCTTGACTGGTACCATTGTATTTGATCCTGTATCATGGCCTGCTTACGATCTGTGCGCCAATCCCAGTCAAAGTTATCAAGATACAGCACTCGTATTTTAGAATCTTGATAACTTTGGGTCCAGGCAGTGCCCTCGGCCTGTACAAATTCAACCAAATGCGAGTGCTCTATTGGAATTGTTTTTTTCAGTCGTTGTCGTGCGGTTTCGTCGAGATCTACAGAAATAAATTTCATATCATGTGTGTTGGCCAGATCTGCAAAGTACGCACTGCTACCTTCCCAACGATCGCTACCAATCTCTACAATGACCTCACCAGGGAACTTGCCCAAAAGGTGTTGTCCTACTTGTTGGTACAATTTACCCAAGAGTCATCCACTCCAGTTTTTCATGTGTGAAAGGATACCTTGCTTCTTTGTAAAACTGTTTGCGTTTGGTCAAGTGTCTTTTTGCGAACTTGCAGGTGGAAGTGATGTCCCAGATTTGTACATGGTCTTTGTCTTCTGCTTTTCTAATACCTCGCCCAATCGATTGTATAACTCGGACAAAGCTCTTTCCGGGTTCCACAAGCACCAGATTGAAAATACGAGGAATGTTAATACCAACAGCAGCCACACCATAGGTAGCAACAATAATTTTATCGGTAGCCTCAGCCACTTCGTCATATTCATCCTGTCTGTCCTTTGCTTTGGTGGCGCCTGATACAAATACTGCACGATCGCCCAGTCGTTTGACTAGTTCTTGACCTGCTGTAATACGATCTACTAGCACCAAGGTGTTGCCTGTTTCATTGACCTGCCGTATTAGGCTGGCCATGGTATCCAATCGACCAGATTCTTCTAGTAGATACTTGAGCTCTGATTGATAGTTGTTGTATTCTACATGGTCTACCAACTGTACAATGTTCACATGGCACTGTGCCAACACACCTTTATCCTGTAACTCAGCGGCAGCCAAACGGCTTACCACAGGTCCAAGGCTGACATGTATGGCTTGAAACTCAAAGTCTTCTTTGGGTATAGTACCGGTCAATCCCCAGCGAATTGGCACTTGCGCCATTACACCTGTGAGCAAGGTTTTCAATGCATCGGCTTTGGCCATGTGTACTTCGTCTACTATCACACACACCACACCTTCAAGAAATTCGCCAATGGTGATCTCTGCTGATTGATTCTTTGTGTTCTTGAGCAACACGTTTAGGCTCTGCCAGGTACAAATAGTATGCATGCGACCAAACTCTTTACGGTCGCCAAAGAACACACCTACATCTAATCCCATGTTGATGTAGTCTCGTTCTGTTTGCGTAACAAGACTCTTGTTGGGCACGATAACTATGCTACGTCCATAGGGTGTGACTGCATGACTCAGTGCGGCTGTCATAATTGTTTTACCTGCACCAGTGGCCACTTCTTGTAGGCACTGTGGGTTAGTCAAGAAGTTGTTGACGATATCCACTTGATAGTCACGCAACATGATGGGCTCGCCAGCCTGCGGATGCCCTTTGGGCCAGACGATATCTTTAAACGTGTCTTCGGCTACTTGTTGGAATTCAAATGTAGTAGAATATTCTCGCTGATCATCCAGTTCAATGTCGTAGTCGTACTCTTCAAGAATGGGGATGATCTCAGGTAGGAGATTTACATAAGTGCTACCACCCAACTGAAAGTAACTGACCTTGCCGTCCCATCGGCCCAATCGTACTGCTGGAAGATAACGAGCGTAAGGAACATCGTATTTAAATTTATTAACCAAGGATCTGCGGGCATCTAACTCAAGCCCTTCAATCTTGATATTAACTTCATCACGGATTATAATTGTAGCTGTTCTCATAGATATTTGGTCAGTTCAGGAAAAGTTTTGTTAAAATCAAGTCCGCGATATTGATCGTGCTGTTGCATCTTGTTCTGAAATGTTTCGAAATGTTTGCTGTCGTTTTCGGTTGTCACAAGCTCTGCCCACACCCGTACATCATCATGACTACTTGTATTTAGATGATTGGCTATGCTTTTGCAAACTTCCAAGGGCCAGACTGTGGGTCTCATATGAACGGGATTGTGTACACGCCCGAGCCAGGGCCTGGGCAAACCCATAGTATAACACCAAGAAACAAATTCGTCAAGGTAGTAAATATTATAGGCACTCACGGTATGACTCACACTGAGTCTGACATTGTCTAACTGTTTTTCTTTATCAATATATTGAACAACATTGTCAGTTAGTTCATTCCAGATAGCTGGGTATCGAATGTATTCATATCGGTCGCCAACACCGTCAATGCTCAGTTGCAAATCAATTTCTTTAAAGTGCTTCCACAGCCTCCACCAAGTTTCATCAGGAAATATAGTTCCGTTGGTAGTATAGTGTAATGAAATCTCTTTTGCTCGGCCAGTGTTGATGTAATAATTCAATAAATCTTGCTGTTCTTTAGTGCCGCTTAGAAAAGGTTCGCCACCCGGTATGTCAACATGGATCATGTGTGGTGCATGTTCTACAAAGTCTGTGACAAAATTATTTTTGTAGAACTTGTGGTGCGGAACATCAATTTGATAAAGATCAAAGTATTCCTTTTGCCACCGACTGGATGAATGTGGGCCACAAGTTATGCATTTAAGATTGCAAGTGTTACCAAATGCTATGCTAGATGTTATGAACTGGTTGCTTTCCAAATCATAATTGTCGTAATGTTCTTTCCATCTGGTGTAATCTAATATTCGTTTGCTTTCGATGCTGTTATCTTCTTCTATTTTGCATCGCTCGCAACCAGCTGGCCATTCGCCTTGTTTGAACTGTTGCTTGATCTCTGCAATAAACTCACTGTTAGCATACTCGTGTATTGAGCTATTTTGTATATTAAATTTTTGAGTGTAGTGGTTTGTTCGGAATTTGCAACAAGGAGTCACATCGCCTGTTGGGCTGATGTCAATATTGGTCCATGGTGAATAGCAAAAAGGCATAATTTAGTATAGCATACTTAGTAAAACAAAGTCAAAAAAACAGGCACCTTTTTAGAGGTGCCTGTGTCAAAATTGGAACGTCTAGGAGCTAGACTATTGATGACGTCCCAACTAATACTGTCAATGTTTCATGACAGTATTTTCGGCTAGTGCTCTCCAGTTGGAGCTCACTTTGGTCAAGTCCGCAATCTTCAGAGCCATACGCAGGCTCATTTCGCGGAGTCGTTCTTTGTTCTCGTCCATGAAGTTGAGAATCTCGTCGCCCTGTTCAGGTGTAAAGTCATAGTCCTGGAACAAGTCACCTTTGCGGAAGATCTGCTTGATGCGTAGAATCTTGTCACGCATGGTGTCCAGAGTCAGGTCCAGGAAGTGGCAACGACTCTGCAAGGCTTCAAGGTGGTCTTGCAGTTTCTTTGACTTGAGGTTTTCAAACTTCAAATTGGTGATGAAGATTGCCGAACCCTTGAATTCAAAAGTATCTGGCACACCTTCACGACGCAACATAGCCGAGTCCGAGTTCCAGCAAATTCTACGCTTCTTGCCCGAATCTAGTGCGGCTTTCAAAATGTTCAACGCCACGTCATCCTGGAACACAGAGTCACAGTCGTCAAACACCAAGACGCTGTTGCGATCTGAATGTCGATACAGGGTGCAGTACAAACCAATGGGAGTCATTGCACCTTTGATCACTTCATACTTGATTTTGCGGCCTGACAATTGATCAAACAATCCAGCCTTTTCTAGCTGAAATTCAACACCGTAGGATTTGCCCACGCCAGGAGGGCCAACCACAATCATTGCACGGATGTCGCCAGCAATAGCGGCCTTGGTCATGTCGTCAAGAATGTTGAATCGTTGTTCAATTCTTTCCATGATTTCTTCATCGGTCTCTACTCGGACAGGCTTTTTAAACTCAACTACCTTGTCTACTTTGCCCATGGGCTCTCCATCTACAAATTCAATGTCATTGATACTGTCAACTTTCACACGGATTTCTTCTGGAAATCCTGGAAAATAGTCACCATTGGCCACGGTAACAAAATTGCCCTTGCCACTGGTTTGAAAATCTTTCACCAACGCAAAAGTAGCGTTGACGATGGGTTGGTTGCGATATACACCGCGAATGATACGAACTGTGCTCATTTAGTCTGCTCCTAAAATGACGTTACAAAACAATATTGTATGCGGGTTCTCTTTTTGTGTCAACTTGGAACCGTTTGCTACAATTTCTTACTTACTATACCATTATTATAGCAAAATGGCTATTTCTGGTCAACCCCTGTGTTTTTGTGGGTTTTTAGTGTTGTTTTTTTGCCACACCGCATATTCTGCTATAATTTAGTATTCTTGTATTATGTAGGAAAAAGAATTTCTGGTCAACCATAAAAAAAGGGCTATTTCTAGCCCTTTTGTCTATGTCAACTTGATTTAGATAAACTTGTTGACACCAGTGGGTGGTATTGTCACGGTGCAAGTGAGCGTTTCACCTGCGCCGATTTCAAAACACCAACCATTCCAGTCTGGGGCGTCTACTGGACCTGGATCAAATCCCACCGGTGTGGCAGGATATTCTGGAGCAGACCCGTTGATAAGGATGTTGCTTCGCTCAACTCCGGCACTGTAAAAGTTGCCTGTCTCATCCACCAGCAATCCGACAATAGCTTTTTGATCGTTTGTTAACGGGCTGGCATTACCGGCCCATGATGCAGAACCGCCAGTGTCGGCTACCATGGACCCTACACGTAGGATACCACTGGTTACTGCCACGCTGACTGACACTGTAGACTGTGTATTAGCTGGTGCGCTATCCAAAGTCACTGTGGCAAATGTGATATCTGCATTTAATGGCTGTCCTGATCCCACTTGTCCGCTGAAAACCTGGGTGCCATCTATTAGGATCGTGGCAGCCGAGGGGGTTGCACAATTTTGTCCTATAAATTGAATTTGTCTTGACATTTTTTTGTCCTTTTATTTTGCTAAGTCCCGCAGTGTTAGGTTGGCCCTCGTTTTTATCTTAGCGCACCCGGAAATGATTGTTTTTAACTTGTAACTGCGTCCACAAGTGTCGTTATATTTAGCTTGTCATATCCAATGTTGTAGTATTGCAGGATCTGTAACTTCGTGCGGTTTGGGATTTCCGTGGAAAACTAGTACGCTGGCCGGTGAAGATATATGAGCAGGGGCTCCTGTATTTTTGTGTTTTTTGGTGGCAAAATTATACCCACCTTCCTGCAGTTCCCAACGCCAGCTTTTTACACGGTTGATATCAAGATAACCCACTCTGCTGGGAGGTATTTTTTCCTGTATAAAGTCCTGGTCTCCATGCCAGGCACCGCGGCGCTTGGACACATCTTCGGGGTCAAACTCTTGGTAAACACGATTCCATTGTGCAGGATCAAACCACATCACGGAACTATTGATAACTTGTTTGCCCGGGCGGAACAGATATTTAAAATCTCGTACTGCCCAAAAACGGTCCGTGGGCAACTGCCAAATCCAATCAATATTATCCACGATCACTGTGTCAAGATCAAAATACATCATGGGCCCTTGATGATGTCGTGCGTCAAACAACTGTATCTTATACCACCATGATCGTTTGGGTCCGCGGATACCGACCCATTCCTGTAATTCGTGATGTATCATGTGTGCTGGCACGATCCTATGCCGTTCAGTATAAACGTGCATGCGAACCTTGGGGGTGAGATTGCGGCACAAACTATTATAAAGACGATCAACATACTCCCATCCATACTGTACATCGTGTATGAGGCATGCACAATCTACTACTTCAGGGATAGTGCCGGCTGTATTCTTTTTAACCATATTCCTTGTTTGATTTCTTCTACTGTGTATTCTGTGTGACAGATTTCTGTCAACCATTGATCTCTATCTACGTCGTATGATTTATCAATATCTGCTAGTTGTATACTTACCGGCCAGGCCAAACTGGATTGATCTACTATGGGTCTAGTGCCAGCAAGTGCGGCCTGTATGCCTGGACCTGAATTGTAGTTGACCATGGCATGGCAATCAAAGGCCAAGTTGTAGCTGTCATAGGTGTTGGCCACCTTAACAGGTTTCTCTATCACGACATCCTTGGGCAAGTGTACCAGCCCAGCCCAATTTAAAGAACTGCGAGGATGTGGACGCACCACAATAGGACGATCAGTGAATGTGCGCAGTCGTTCAACTTGCTCAACCACCCACGATTCCACGCTGACTAAACCCACTACCTGCTGACTGCGGGCATGTTGTGCGGCAATGATTATCCTGGGGTTGGTACTAAAATTCAATGCTATGCTAATGCCTAACTTACGAGGACGATCCCAATCCAAGTTTTCTGTATGTCCGTAATAGCCGTTGGCAGTGATAGAATTTACAGCTATCTTCCAAGTTTCACCGCGATACAAAGCACCTATGTCTATGATAATAACTGGTCGACCCAAACTTCTATAGTGCGACCATACTGCCTGATTGGCTGTCATTCTGCCTGCCCATAACACCGACCATATAATGGCAGCATCACAATCATAACTGTTTTGTTCAACGGTATGGCCAGCATGTCGTAGACTATCCAACATGGCCTGCATGACAGGAACGCTGTTTTGAGCACATTGATTTGGAAAGTAGGCTACACGCATAAGGTTAAATATTTAACTATGATTATACCACCACTAAAGGGAAATCTCGCCCAGTCTGGATTTTTCTTATATGCCGCCGGCGATCAGGAATATTTTAAAGACTTTGGCCCTGCACTGATTCGCAGTGTGCAAACCAACACCGCACACGGATTACACCTACACTTGTATAATCCCACTGCTGAACAGATACAATACTGTAGATCGCAGTCAAGAGTCAGTGTTACTTTTGAAGAAGTTCCGTTGAACTTGTTTGACGCCGCGGCCGCACCTTGGCAAAATCCTCCCGCTGATCCTGTGCTTAATGACCGATACAAAAGAATACACACTGCTATGAAAAAAGGCAAAGATGTCAGCGTTCAACAACGCATACAGCGAACCTATTTTGCATGTGCAAGATTTATACGGTTAGCACAACTCATGCAACCAATGGATTGTGTATTTGCCATGGACATTGATGCCCTGGTCAGATCTCCGATACCCATGATGTCAACCCTGTCAGACTTTGGCATACGGCATATTGAAGGGAAAAAAGCTAGATTTTTAGCCGGGGGTATATTTTTGCCAGGAACCAATTTGGGATATCAATTCTTGCAAAACTACTCCGCTGAACTTGCTCAGGCCATAGAACATGATCAAATTCACTGGGGCATTGATCAGGACGTGTTGGATCATATAGTGCCAAATTATCGATGGAGTCAACTGCCCACCGAACTCATTGACTGGGAAATGCAACCACATAGCTGTGTTTGGACCGCCAAGGGTACCAGAAAAGAACTAGAAATTTTTGTCAACGAGAAACAGAAATATACTGTTTGATACTGGCCCAGAGTTTTCCTGTGCGTACTTCTTGATTTGACCAGTGTATATTGGCAATTTTGTTGATCCATTCAGTTCGATCTGGCATAGGTGGAGCAACAATATCATTTAAATTTGAGAATGCAACATCGGCGGCCCAGCTGTGCAAGGGATCTTCAATGTAGGCCGGAACTCCTTCGATCACGCTGACCACATTGGGTGTAGAATTATAACCCACCACGCACCAGCAATTGATCAAGTCGTCACGTATGTTTTCATTTGTGGAAATTGAGATTCGAGAAGTTTTGTGAGGATAGCGTTTGTTTAGTTTGGCAATTTGTTTAAATCTAGAGCCATCGCCAGGATGCATTCTAATCACAATGTGTCGCTTGACGTCAATCTTTCTGATCTTGTCAATGGTTTTTTCCAACCAATGATCTTGATCATTGCCAAACATATTCCAACCCTTGGGTCGTTGACACAATATCAAAATGTGCTGTCCTTGTTGTCTCCAAGGTTGTAATTCAACGCCATGCCACTGACTGTATGTGGCCCATTTGTCAGGATCCATGGCACCAAACAAGTAAACTCCATCATTAGGGTAAACACTGTTCAAACTATATCTGTGCCATTCATGTTCTTTACGTGCATAGTGCAGTATGTTGCTGTCAACAAAGATCTGTGGAACTTTTTTTGCACGTAGTATGTCAATTATTTTTCGTCGAAAATTTTCTTCCAGGGTGTAGCCCAATACAAAGCCTGCATCTAGGTCTTGGTCAGGCAGTTGATTGTCATGATAATCAACAACTTCGTCTCCATTGGCCAATACTCCAGCTTTGAAATTATCCATGAGATCCACCTTGTTGGAGAACTTGGCCGGATTTCTAATGGAATTATAAAAAATACCCACTTTCATTGAGCCGACCCAGATTCAAAGTCGTCAGTGTAGTCACTGTTGACCACAGTGCTGTTTAAGGTGGCAGCCCAGTCCTTGCTCTTGGTCATTGATATGTTGCCTTCTTCGGGCAAGGTATTACGGCCCATGAGATAGGTATGTATCTGTATAGGAGTAATAAACTGATTGATTGCATTGTCTGCTGGATACCAGTAAGGACGATAGAACTTGGTCAATCCCAAGGCAGCGTCAGGTTTGATCAAATATCCACTGGCGCCAGGCATACTGAAATTTTGCCAGGGGCGACTGCGTGGTACCCCTGTAGGATTCTCTAGATAAGTTTTTTGTGGGTCAGATAAAAAACTACTTTTGCCTAGACTCAAAATCAACACTCCATCAAACTCCACTGGACGGTATTCTCTGTAAAACTTTACATCATCCTCAAAAATCATAATGGGTTCGTTGAGATCTATGCATTTTTTCCACAGTGCGTAATGACTGTAGAAACATCCCACCACTCCTGGCCGACTGAGCTTTCCTATGTGAGCCTCACCTATTGGTTTGCGTTCAATGATCTTGTATTGATAGCGTTTTTTAAAGTCTTCGTAGAGTTCAGGTCGTATGAGTTCTTTGATATCTTTGTCATCCAGCTGTCTGTTCTTTATGCTGTAAGGATACAGAACTTTGCCGGCTCGTTGTGCCAATTTTACTGCTACATCTCCTCGTATTCCTTCAAACAGTTCGGCATCAATGTTGTAGGATTGCAGTGTTTTTAACATGCTGGCCGAGTGCGCAACACTGTGCGGACGGTCTGGAAGATGGATGATAAAGGCTTTCATTGGTTTATATATGTATATAAATATTTATAGCATACCACACTACCAAGGAAAACAAATGTCATTCAGTCTCAAATCAGGCAAAGCCGAAACTCTAGCATGGTTTCAAAGCAACGAATCAAAAATTACCACAGTGGTGGATATTGGCCCTGGGTCAGGCACCTATATCAAATTGATCAAAGAAGAAGCTGGGTGTTGCACAAATGCAACCTGGATCGGTGTAGAAATTTGGAAACCATACATTGAAGAATTTCAGTTGGAAAGCCGGTATACTCGTGTGCTAAACCAAGATGTGAGAACTGTGAACTGGAACGAATTAAATCCCAGTGTGGTCATTGCAGGTGATGTACTAGAACATATGACCAAAACGGATGCTGTTGCCTTGGTTGACCGTATTCTTTCTGTAGCAGACACACTGATTGTGAGCATCCCCATCAGACACATGCCGCAGGACGAACATGCCTATGAAAACCCTCACGAAGCACATGTCAAAGATGACTGGAGTCACGATGAAGTTATGGATACTTGGGGGCACTATGTATTTGACTCGTATCGTAAAAGCCAAAAAAGCAAGCTGGGTGTATACTGGTTAAGAAAACAATGAGAACACTACAAGAACTTCAACAAGACTTTGTTGAATTAAAAATACATCCTACCAAATGGTTAGGCGACAGCCCAACTAGATTTGACACTTATAAGAAGTATGCCAGTCAAGTTGACAGCATAGTAGAGTTTGGAGTTTATACTGGACTCAGTACCTGTGCCTGGCTTGCCGGAAATCCAAAAAAACTACGAAGCTATGATATCACCAATGCTAACTTAACTGTGCTAGACGAATTGAAACACTGTGCTGAACTCAATGGCACTGACTTTGAGTTTGCCATAGCCAACAGTTTAGAAATAGACATTGAACCCTGTGACTTACTGTTTATTGACACTGTACATACCAAACAGCATTGTCTAGCAGAGCTAGACCGTCATGCTTGTCATGCTCAAAAGTATATTGTGCTTCACGATCCCACTGAGTGGCCCGGAGTGTTTGAAGCTGTGATTGTATTTTTGCATCACAATCATGAATGGCATATTATAGAACACTGCAATCGCGGATCTGGGCTACTGGTGTTGGAACGTTATGCTTAACGTTGTATGTGTGTTACGGCAAGGTGGGAAGGTAGGATACGATGCTGTCTGGGTTGACAAACTACAACGCGGTGTACAACGTAATCTAACACAACCACATCGTTTTATTTGTTTTAGTGACTGTGAGGTCAACTGTGAACGAATTGAATTACAATCTGGGGATCATGGATTTTGGTCAAAAATGCAAATGTTCAAACCTGGATTGCTGTCAGGACCCACTGTGTACATAGATCTAGACACTGTGATTTGTGGCAACATTGATGATATAATTGAACGTATTCAACATCAATCCTTTGTGATGTGGATTGAAGCAGACAAAAATATACATTCCAGTGCGTTCATGTATTGGCAAGGAGACCATAGTTATCTTTGGAACACATTTATCGGTGAGCCATTGAGCCATTGGCAATCATTGTACAGTGTTCCGCCTTTGTATGGTGATCAAGCTATTATTAGCGAGCATGCTCAACACACTGTGTTAACTGATCATTGCCCTGCGGAGTGGTTTCACATTGCCAACTACAAAGATGCACATAGAGATCTCAGTCAAATAAAAATGTTGATGTTTAGAAAAGTATCACAAAAGCCTAGCACCATGGGCTATCATCCATTGGTGCAACAGCACTGGATTTAGTTGATTCGTTGCTGACAGTACTCTGTGAGAATACGTTCGCGGTGCCACTCATCGGCAAAGTTGCCCTGGGTAGAAAACTCATGAAAGCACGGTGTTCCTAGTGTGTAATGTACTAGTTTTGCTTGAGGATTTTGTTCGTATTCAACATCTAACCAGTTCCATTCTGGTGGTAGTTCACCAATACGCTCATCGTCTATCCACGAGAAGCGGTGGAGCTCACTGCCGGTGGATTGTTGGACGAATTCGGGAGTAAGTCGCCGGTTAGGAAAGCTACTACAATTCCACAGAATAACACTACTCCAATTTTTTCGAGGATAGTCTTCATTTTTTGCTCCTAAGTATTTGACGGGCATACGAGTCTTGTAGTCGTGTTTGACTACCATGACATCTTTGTCCATTTCTCGCAAGTTCCACAGTTTAGTAATGTCATCACGCACAATCATGTCACCATCGATAAAGATGGCCCAGCCATGCCAGTTCATGAGATGCGGAACTAGAAATCTAGTGTAGATGAAATGATTGCTACCGTCGGTATGTGTTTCATCGTAGTCTTTGAATAAGTTCAATGCCACAGGATGTATGGCCACTGGACGGGTAGCATGTCGTATGATTGAATTTACACAGGTATGATAAGCTATGGCTTCTCTAGGATCATAGCCCACGAAGATAGGAATGATGTCGTTCATTTTCGTTCTATGTCAGTTTCTTCGCAACGATCGCCGTACTGTATTTCTATCACTTTTAACGGTTCTGTGCCTTCGTTGGCCAATTGATGCCATTCTCTGCGATTGATCACTATCATTTGATTTTTTGTGTAGCGACCATGTAGCTCTGCGTCTGATTTTCTGTTTATGGTGTACAGAGTGGCTTCACCTTCGCTGACAAACCAAAGTTCACCGCGGTCTTCGTGACGTTGCATGCTGAGTGTTTTGCCAGGATCCACTGTGAGTTCTTTGAGCTTGACCTGTGAGTTAGGTTCGTGTAGCACACGATAGTAGCCCCAGGCACGTTCCGTCTTGGGTGCTCGCCATTCTTCCAAGATCCAGCTACTGGAATTGGCTTTGTCGTATCCACCCACTCCAAACACAAACTTAAGATTGGAGTCTACAACATCCATTTCTGGAATATTTTTATCTGTGCGATCCCCGCCATTGGCAAATATTAACTCTGCTGTGG